CGCTCCCTTGTATATTTATAAACGTACCCCCAGTATTGACCGACGCAAGAGTGGTGGAACCATTCGGTAGTGAGTTCGCCTCTGTGGACATTAACGTGGTGTACGTTCCCGCATTTATCTGTACAAGATATTCTGTAACGAATGCCATATTTTACCCTATACTTGAACACCCTGAGTCTGCAATATTCCGAGCGCGGCCGTAATGTCGGCAATATCACAATCCGCAGTCTGCGATGTGAGTAGTAACTGGATGCTATTGCACGACCCTGTGCCGAAAGCGGTCGCCTGTGCCACGGTCATCATATTCATGGTCACGAAATTAACGCCCAAAGCGTTCCAGGTTGCAAATTGAAGATTGCTTCCAGGATCAAGATTATCAATATAATCAAGCGCCGCGTTTGCGAGCGCCACATTCGCTTGGGTTAGCACAGTCTTACCATCCACTCCCACAGTTGTCGGGGATAGGGCATACAGATCAAGCAGATCGCGGATGGAAATAGCCGCGGCCAAAACGGAATTCTTTGGCAGGTAGCTATACTGGATCGTTTGATTCGGCACGATCTGATACACCAATACCAGGAGTCCGGCCCCATCCCCAGAAGCAACATGGGGCGCGAAACCGATATTATTCGGATCGGTATGAAGCAGAGTGGCGAGTTGGGACTGTTGGGGGCCGGTGAGAAGCATGATAATCCTTTAATCATTCAGAACATAGGTTACGGCGAGTGTGTCGCCACTAATCACCGACCGGGTACTGCCGAATGAGGCTTCACAGAGAAGCGTGCCCGATGCACCGCTGATGGTGTTATTACTGGTGATGAATGCACCATTGATCGTCGCGGTTCCGCTGATATTGAACGTGGCGACGCTTGCGGCGTTGGTGATACTCTGGCTGGACGCTGCCGCCGGAGAATACGTTGGCCGGTTCGCATTACTATATGAGGCATTCTCTACCCATCCTGCGTGCGAGGCCATTGTGTCGCCGGCAGCCAAAGCGCTGAATCCGGCATTGTCAATCAGGCCAATATACCAAATCGCGATCTGCGAGGCGCCCCCAATCGCGGTGTTCAATACCGTATTTCGCCCAATATTGGTAACGAGGTTCGGCGATTCCCATTCGTCGATCACCTTACCATCACGTTCGAGTTTGAAGATGAATCGCCCCTTGAGACCGATATGTTCGGCCGGCCGGGTAACAACGCCCTCTGCGCTATCGCTCAAATGTAACTGTGAATTCATAGAGACCTCTATCGTATTGTCCGTTGGCGACCAGCCTGGTCAAACTCTGCAATCGCAGATTCAAAAGAGAAGTAAGTATTGTCAACATTATTACCAATTGTTAACGTGAACCATCGACCGCGGAGGCGTTGCCGGAAACATTTCTGACGCCGATCAGTCGGCATATTCACGGAATAGGTGCTGTGTGGCGTGCCTTCGGTTACGCTGAACGCATCCGGTCCCGAATCAATCGTAGCGACCGCGTTCCAAAAGTTCGTGGTAGTCAAATTATAGTAATAATCAACCAAAATTGGATCGCCGGACCCTGGTGGATTATCGAAGGTAATGGTATTGGTAACGATGGTGTATTCGGTCACCGGTCCGTATTCTTCTTCCATTGTATCATAATTAACAACAATGGCTGCTCCATTTGCCGGCGCGGTTCCAAATAGAATGGCGTTATCAACTGGAAAGAAGTAACCAGGATTCGGGGTGATGCTGCCAAGACAATACTGCACCACTATCGCGGCGCCACTTACGGGCGCGGCTCCAAATTGAATAACATCGCCTTCTGCAAGGAAGAACCCTGCGGCCGGAGGGTTGACCGTAGTACGGGGCACTGTGATTGAGTTCACGGTTGCGACCATCGTGGGGTTAAAAGCATCATTACTGAGATTGAAACTGGTGGTTGATCCATCACCCGTGAAATCATCAGTTTGCGTAGTCGCCGGTAGCGCCTGCTGCGGGATACTAATCGCGTTCACCGTCGCAGTCATTGTATCGTTAATGGCGGTATACGATAGATTAAAATCGGTGGTTGATCCGTCGCCGGTGAAATAGTCAGTTGGATCAGGCGCCGGATATATCGTGCGGCCACCCACCGTAACCACTATCGGCCCCGGCTCTGGAAGTTGAGAAAGTGTAAATGTTTCAGTCGTCCCGTCGCCTGTAAAATCATCAATTTGATTGATGACATTCGGCTCTGGTTGATTCGGGCCGAGTTCGCCTAGATCAATCGTTAGGCCGGTAAGGAGTGAAGCGCCGGGGAACGGACTGATCGGGCCGAGTGTGACGAAGGCATTGATCGCGGTTCCGTCGTCGTCAAACACAGTGCTATTCGCGGCGCCAAGGATGAATCGGCGAATATAACCATCGAACCCACCGAGAAAGATGGCGCGTTGATTCGGATCGTTATTGGCAAGATAGAAGCAAGACGCGGATGGCCCTATGTTCGCCGGAAATTGTTGCGGCCATAATCCACCCTTCCGACTATCATAAATCAACGATAAACCCTGAGTAGCGCCCCCAATCGGCGACACAAACATATGCAGATAATGCAGGTCGGCATCCCACACCAAACTAATGATCTGCGTACCTGGATTTAGAAACTGGAAGAATTGATTGTACTTCGTCTTCGTCAGATTCTCCGGGGGTCGATAGAATTCCCAAATTGGGCGCACGGAGAATAATCCGCCTGTGGCGATATAGTACAACGTCCCTTCGGGATCAATCGCCCAAGCATCTTTGCCGACCACACCCATGTTCTGCGAAATGATTGTGTTTGTACCACCGGCAGCCGGATCGCCTTGATACATGAACATGGAATGCGAGGCACCGATGATGAAATAATCGTCGGTGTACGGAATCAGCGCCGTGATTGGTTCGCCAATTTTGCCGGCGGCGGCAGGATCATCCACGAAAGCTGCGGCCGAATCCAAGGCAGAGAAATTCCAATCATAGGGATTGCTGACCCGACTCGCATACAAGTTCTGCGGATTGGTTGAAGCGTTCAGCATCAGGCGCCCGCGCCAGTTGGCGGCAAGCGTCGGCGTCACCGGCGCCGTGCCGGTCGTAACGACATAAGGAATAACCGATGCGGATAAAAGATCGACATCAATGATGCCGTTCACCCCGTCTACGATATAGGCGTGCTGATTGATGATGGCGATGCTGACAATATTGGTGGTCGAGAGCGGCGGCCCGGCGGTCTGCCCCAGGGCGCGGATCAATTGCGCAACGGGTTGAGAATAACCAAGATAGACATATCCTCCGCATACGGCAATAAGCACCGAATTATAAGTCGCCTGAACGGCAGCCCCAGAGGTTACGAATGAGTATGTCATTATTGAATATATACCGGCGCGGTTTGACCGACCGATACCTCACCAATGACACTTATTTGCGGTATGACATACACGTTACTGGCGTACAAACCAGGGAACGTAAATGATCCCGAGATACTACGATCCAATGAAGACAAAACTCCACTCCATTCCGGCAATGAAGGATTCCCATCAAATCCAATCGTGATTATAAACGGCGTCCCTTGCCAGTTTTGTCCCGTTAATACCGGCGTACCATTTGCATTTATGGATCGTCCGGATGGAGACCCAGTAACTTGCATGGCCAGGGTGACGGCATTATAGCTACTCGGTTGGGTGTTCCAAGGAGTCGGAATTATAATTATTCCGCTGCCACCGTTTCCGCTTGAATCCGCCTGTATCTCCGCCTGAAATGTAATATAAGAAAAACTACCGGTTGTGTTGAATCCAATTGCCGGAAGTGTGATATTTTGTGCGGTTCCGGCCGTGTTAAATGCTAGGACTGTGCCGGTAAATCCTTTTATTCCGGTAGCAAGGCCGGGGGCTTTCGTAGTCGTGTACGAGTTTGTTTCGCCCCAATTTATTGTGATAAGGGGAATCGTGCCAATAGTTCCCCCACCACCTGTGGGCGTGATGAAGTTCGCTGCTTGCATTCCCTGTATCTGCGTGAGACCCAGGGAGCCATCATATTTCTTCGTAATCCCGAATCGCTCGGCAACGCGCTCGCGCCCATAGATATCATAGGGCAGCACGTTAAGTGCATCCCAGCATGTGGGCGGCTGGGCGCCTTCCGGGCCTTGGCCCCCCATTGGCTGTTGCTCACGAGCCGCCGATTGCACAACGCCCCCGGTGGGGGACACAAGCGGCACCTGTTTCGTCTGCGGGATTTTCGCTGGATGCGGCATATAAAGAAGGCCGGCGCCTCACGGAAAGACGCCGGCCCCAGGAGGAGAACACGACCGGACTTTACCGAAGTGGGTTGCCATCTTCAGCGAGGGTGCCATCATCGCCCGTGGTATCGGTATCGTTGTAACTGACGATGGTGGAATCGTAGTGATATTCAAGTGAAGCAATACGCCCGACACCCGTTGTCGTCCCGGCATAGGCGATTTCGACCGCAATCACATTGTCGCGCAGCAATCCATTGCTGCTCAAATTGATCTCAACGACCTGGTACGTTGTGCTGAGGGCGGCGTTTGCCGTATTAAACGGAAGGGTCGCCGTCACCGCGGAACCCGCGGAATTTGCCGCGGTCTTTCCTGGAAGCAAGATCGTCGGCGTTCCGGTAAGCGTGATGCCGGAATCGGCATTCGCCAGAGCAACCAGGACGCGAATAATGAAGTGATCGCTTGCCTCATCATAATCGCGCGGGATAGGGATAGAGAGGATGGCGGCGTTTGTGTCGCTAGCAGTCGTCACAAGTTCGGGTACGCCATTGACTGTGATAATAGTCGTGCCGCTTATTAGCGTGACATCACCAAAGCCAATATATTTATCAACCTGGATTCCACCATCCGCGGCTGACGCGGTACCGGTAACGGTGTTAACGCCCGAACCAGAATACTCATTTGAGGCGCCATTGTCACCTGTAACAAGTTGCTTAATCATGTACAGGAAATTATTCGGGGAGAAGTGCATAGCGGAATCCTTAAATTACGATGTTCCAAACACTGGTACGGTCGGGCGTTGGTACCAATAATCACGGAAGGCCCGGATCGCCGGGGTCTTGCTTGTAGCCGCGGTCGGGTTGCCAAAATACCCCAGGCACTTCGGCACGGCGCGACCATCTACCAATTTACTTTGCGGGAGGGCGGTGGTCTTGTAATAAGTCCAATCCGGCCCATCCATTGAATCATCAACTTCTTTTTCGCACAGCGCGTAGCACGCGGCCTTGATTGCCTCATCGTGTCCGAAGGGCGCTGGCGGGGTATCGTACAAATTCACCAGATCATTGAAGTGAAGTGTATACGGAAATATCACCGATAGGAATTCACTGCTAATCCGCCACGTCATCAATTCCCAGCGTTGCCGCGGTGGGATATATCCAATGAAGGAATATGTCGGTGTCGGAATCAACCGAACCGCCGCCTCATATGGCGTGCCGGATTCAATGTTATAGTTTTGCCGACGCTGCCGGATCGAGAACTCATCAATCCACCGCAGAATCATCCCGCGGTTGGTATTGGCGATGAACGAAATCGGGCCGGTGTATTGCCCCCCGAAGTCGGCCGGTAAAGTATAATCGCCGGTCGCCACCATGCCGAAGCCGATGGCGTAGTTACTCGATGTGTTCAACTGCCCAAACTGCTGAATCAGTGCGGGAATCTGCTCGGTCGTAACCGCCGTGCCGGCTGGAAATGCCCCGCCCGGCACTTGAGGGGTTTGTGTCGGCACCACACTGGCCGGCGTGGCGATGATGTTCACCGTGTACGGGCCGAGGTATTGAACGATGGTGAATTGAGTCCCAAGTTGGGAAGATAGCGGAAACTCATCGACGGTCAAATTTAGGCCCGGTGTATTCGCGGGCGGGTTCCCGCCAATCCAGATCGGCCGAAGTTCCATTGATGCAAGAAAGGTCGGCGCCACATAAGGCACCTGCCCCAACGGCGGTGGCGGTGGAGGGGGAGGCGGACTGGTAAGGGTAAGGGTAGTGAGACCGGCGAACGGACCCGTGGAATTGTAAACCGCCGATACATTCGTCGCGTTTGTTGGATCGAACGCAATCTGAGGCCAGAGGTCTACCTGCGCAATTCGGTTCAGCCATTTCCATCCATTCGGTTCGGGGCCATCATTGATGAACATCCGAATCGCGTCGTTAACAATGTCCTGGCAAAGCGCGAGATCAGCCGGATCATTAGGGACGCTCGGCACGCCCGTGCCGTCAGCGCCGTAATATGCGAGTCCCAACTTCTTCGATACCTTTATCAGCAAATCCTCATTCATCAGAGCCGAGGTCGGCTCCGTGATCGGGAAGTTCGGATAATTAGAGGTTATCTGGGACATTTATAAAAGAAGGGAGTTGGGTATGCACATCGCTATAAAACCCAGGGTTAGCGGTTGCTCTACCCAACTCCCTTGGAAGGGAAAGAGAAAAATGCATTTAGTTGATCTTCGCCGCCGTGCGGAAGAAATCAATATCGAGAACGGGCGCTGCCGTGGTTGCAGTCGTCATCGACACAATGCCGCCATAATCGCTGGTCTGATCCCAAGTGCTATCGACCACATACTTCGCCACCTGATAACCATTGACAAACCAACGCGCCGTATAGGTGTCAAAGTTCACGCCAAGTTTGACGAATCCAGCCGAGCCGGTGTTAATCCCAGTCTGGCCGGTTGTGCCCGTCACGACCAGAAGTCCGGGAGGAGTCGGGGGTGTATAGAATGGGTTGCCCGGATCGGGATTGTTGGCGTTGGCCGTCAGAACATTAAGCAGCACGGTATTGAGTGTGCCCTTGCTGTTGCCGTAACTTGGTATGGTCGTCGAGACGTTCGGCGCAACTGCGGTGCCTTGATTGAGGTACACGGCATCAAAGTTGGCCGGCAGATCACCATGCAGCCAGAATCCAAAGCAGCTTGTTGCCGCCTGGGCGCCAAGACTATTACTGGCGCGTGTGGCCGAGGCCGCGGCGACAATGCCGCCGTTTACGGCGGTCGTGGTCGGCACAAGACCTTGCGTGTTAGCCACGCCCACGAAAATACCCTTGGCAGTTGTCACATCGCTAACGGCCAGGGATGCCTCGAACCAAATTCGACCCGTGCCACCGGAGGCGATGGGGCCGAGAGGCCGGGTGTAAATCTGCGTGAACGCTTGGGCGGTGCCGGCGACAGTCGCCGACAGAACGTGGTCAAACGTACCAGCCTGAACGAAACTCTGCGTCAGGCCGCCGAGACCAGGGGTACCGGAGTTAGGAAGACCCGGCAAACTTGCAACATCGTAAAAATGCTGCGTTTGAAAATAACCGTTACCTTCGTCCTGTAACTCGTAGGCGAGGCAGTCCGCCCACACGCCGTCCGAAGGGGACTGCGGCAGATTGGGGTTCGTCTGCGCATATCGTGCAATTCCATAAGCCATATCAAAATCCTCAAATCAGAGTAGAAGTCAAGAACGCCATAACTCCTATGGCTTAGGTGGTCGGGATGACATTGTGAAGGACAAAACCCGCCGTGCGCCGGTTCGTCACAAGGTTATTGTGCGAACCGTCAAGAAACACGGTGAAGGTCGTGTGCTGGCCGCGGTCAACCATCGGCTTGCTTTCCTCCATCCAATACCCTTCCTGAACGATGGGTTGGAACTTGGACCAATCAATGCAGTAGATGGGGTTCGGCGTGAACGCCTCGCCGCCGCCGGCCGTGACCGTGAAACCGTCAAGTTGCGGAATGTACACAACGGGCATCTTGTTGAAATAAACGCAGCCCTCAAAATTGTGCAGCATCTTGCCGGCCAAATCCTCCGGCTGGTTGTCGTCATCACGCTTGTCGGCCAAATCTTCAAGTTCCGTCACCACATCGTCTGCGGCGTAGAGCTTGATTTTCTTGCCAACGGCGTCATCGCCGGGGGTCTTGACGAACGGAGCGGGCTTAAAGCGCGTGCGGCGCACGGCGCTGCGAAGTTTGCGCAGGAGCGCATTGTCGATGCGGTTGTACACATCGGCGTAGTTCGCCCACTTCGGTTCAGCGCTGGCATCAATGCCGGCGCAGACCGTGCCAGTCGTGCCGTTCTGATAACGGATGGTCGTGGCGTTGAATCCGCCGACCGTGGCGCCATTGGCCAGGAAGTTGATATAATACGGCACACCATACGGATACAATGTGTCGGTGGAACTTGTCGGCGTCATCCAGCCGCGTTCCTCGATCAGCTCGGCCAAATCCCACATGCGCTCCACGCGCCGGGATTCAAGCAAGTTGATGAACCCCTTCGAGGAGTTCTTATTGCGAAGGATTTCGACCACATCCCAGGAATAATCGGTACCGATCTGGGTCCAGGGCACGTTGATAACAAATTGGCTCTGGTCAACGGTAGGCTGGTCAGTATCGTACAGCCGTCGATAGCGCGCGCGACCATGACGGTCAAGAATTGCGTTGCGCTGGATTGAAGTGCCGCCATCGACTTCTCGGCGGGATTCCTCGTAAATCTGACAGAATTCGTAGTGTTGGCTGTCCCACATCACTTCAAACTGCCCTTTGGGCAGGTCTCGGAGAGTGGTCGCCAGAAGATCAGCTAATTGACTTGCATCGACGCCCATGAGAGGTTCCTTGAATCGTTAAGACGTAAACACTCGCTTCATCCTTGAGGCGACGTTCTTTTCGAGTTCGTCCCGGTTCTTCGCCGGCTTTTCTCCGCCAGGGTTCGCGCCCCGGCCGGATGGTTTTACGGAAAGTCCTTTATTCCGTTTTTGCAACTCACCGCGGATTTCCTCACGCGCGGCGCTGTTCTTGAACTTCGCGCTGATGGCGTCATGCGCCATCGTCAACGCTTCTTCAACCGGCAACGTGCGGCCCTGGAACGCGGCGCCGGCACAAAGCGCGTCGGCATATTCCAAAACCTGCCTGCGCGTCTCAATCTGCGCCTCAGGGAGTTTATTCACAGGGCCATCCCCGTAGAACTCCTTGAATGGCTTCAACTCGACGCCGGCGAAAAATCCCTCGACTTGCTTGCCGAGTGTATCATTCGCCGCCTGATCGGTGCGCTTCTGCGCGGCCGTCACTTGGGGAAGAACCGCGTTAATGCGGTCGATCACACCATTTACCGGTCCGACGAGAACATTCAGGAGTTCGTCGTCACCATACTTCTTTCGCAATTCCTCCATGTCGAGCTTTGCGAGCGCGCCTTGGGGGATTGCGGCGGGTGCTGCGGGCTGGGCGACCGGTCCGGTTTTGCCGGCCTTTGCCTGCCAGCCGAGTTCCGCCATCTTGGCGATCTCAGCATTACGAGTCTCATGCACCTTACGGGCGAAGGTCAGAAAACCAGTGCCCTGAGACTTGAACGCCGATTTGATCTCATCATCAGACCACTCGGCGGCTTTCAAAGATCGAACATATGCAGCCGGAAGGGTTGGGGCGT